AGTAAGTAACTTACAAAAAACCTTAGATGAGATAAAGATAGAAGTTAAGGAAAATAGAAGTGCTATCCAATCTCTCAAACAAGAAATGGCTACTGGCAAAGGTAGTATTAAAGCAGTCATGTGGATAGGAGCGGCTACCGCCGCAATTTGGACAATAATGAAAATTTTAAAGATAGGATAGAAATGAAAACAGAACAAATAGGGAGTTTATTAATGAATGATATTTCAGCATTAAACTTAATAATATTAGTAGTGTTACTTTTCTTAGTAAAAAAGAATAAATGTAACTGCGGCTGTGGCTCATGCTCCAAGTAATAGGAAGTTTATTAGGGGGTAAAGACGGAGCTTTAAAAACTATTGCAAAAGTAGTTGACGAAATCCATACCTCAGAAGATGAGAAACTAGATAAAAAAATATTAATGCAACGTATTCAGCAAAAGTTAGCTGAAAAACAATTAGATGTAAATAAAGTCGAAGCAGGTCACAGGTCAATATTTGTGAGCGGTTGGAGACCTGCAATCGGTTGGGTAGGCGGCTTTGCTTTAATGTTTGAGTTCATACTTTCACCTTCAATAGAATGGTACGCAAAATTTTCAGGATTAGAAATAACTGCTCCTAATATAGAAACTGGTTCGCTTCTAGCAATAGTCACTTCAATGTTGGGTGTTGCAGGAATGAGAAGTTTTGAAAAATCGAAAGGACTAACAAAGTAATGACTAAAAAAGGATTATATGCAAACATTCACGCTAAACGTAAAAGAATTGCGTCTGGTAGTAATGAAAGAATGAGAAAAGTTGGAACAAAAGGTTCTCCTACCGCCGCAAATTTTAAAAGAGCGGCTAAAACTGCGAAAGGAAAATAACATGCCAAAAAAACCAAAACCTAAACCAAAACCGAAACCAAAGGGATATTAAATGCAAAATTTTTTAGACGAGTTTAAATACTCATGGAAAGGGTTAAATAAAAACTTTAGACGTTTTTTAATAGGTGTAGGAATTATCCTGCTAGTTATTCTTTGGAATAACATCTTTTAATGAATGAAAAGGAAAATCCACAAGTAAAACCAAACATAGAAAAGATAATAGAAGAGTTACCTATTCTTTTAGTTTCTCAAGCCTACAAAAAACTAACTTCAGGTGAAGACCTAACAGCTTCAGAAATGAAAGTGTGTTTAGACGTATGCAAAACATACAGTAGTGAAAATATTGTAGAGAAAGCTAAGAATATACTTGAGGACTTACCTTATGACACTGACGGATAAACGTATAAAGAATTTTAAAAACTTTTTATACTTATGTTGGAAACATTTAAACTTACCTGAACCAACACCCATACAATATGATATAGCTGACTATCTACAATCAGATGAGAAAAGAATAGTTATAGAAGCATTTAGGGGTGTAGGCAAATCTTGGATTACAAGTGCATTTGTTTGTCATCAACTATTATTAAATCCTCAAAGAAATATCTTGGTTGTATCTGCAAGTAAAAGTAGAGCAGATGACTTTAGTACATTTACACAGCGTCTCATAGCTGAGATGCCTCTATTACAGCACTTACAGCCTAGAAATGAACAACGACAAAGTAAAGTTAGCTTTGATGTTGCACCTGCATTAGCGTCACATGCACCCTCAGTAAAATCTATGGGTATTACAGGACAGCTTACAGGTTCAAGAGCAGACTTAATTATTGCTGATGACGTTGAGTCAGCTAATAACTCTCAAACACAATTAATGAGAGACAGATTAGGTGAAACAGTAAAAGAATTTGATGCAATTATAAAACCTAAAGTTGGTAGAATTGTATTTCTAGGTACACCACAAACTGAAATGTCATTATATAATGATTTAGAAGAGCGTGGGTTTAAAACTAGAATATGGACAGCTTTATATCCTGATAAAGTACAGACAGTAGGGTATGGGCATAAGATAGCTCCAGTTATTAATAATGTTATAGACAAAGAAGGTAAACCTACTGACCCTTTAAGGTTCAATGAAATAGATTTGATGGAACGATTAAGTTCTTATGGTCGTTCAGGGTTTAACTTACAGTTTATGTTAGATACTTCTTTATCTGACGCAAACAAACACCCTCTTAAACTTAATGATTTAATTACGGTGTCAGGTTGCACAACATGGGAAGAAGCTCCTGCTAAGATACAATGGGCTTCAGGACAAGACCAAATAAAAGCGGTTGACCCTGAGTTACCTAATGTTGGACTTAAAGGTGATTATTGGACATCTCCTCTTTATATGTCAGACGAATTTACACCATTTGAAGGTGTAGCCATGTCTATTGACCCTTCAGGTCGTGGTGCAGATAAGACAGCGTATGCAGTTCTTAAAATGTTGCATGGTGTTCTGTATTTAACAGACATAGGAGCATTAGAAGGTGGTTATTCTGATACTGTATTAGAGAAATTATCTAACATTGCTAAAAGAAATAAAGTAAATCATGTGGTTATCGAGAGTAACTTTGGTGATGGTATGGCTACAGCCTTACTAAAACCTGTTATGGCTAAGATACACCCATGTGAAATAGAAGAAGTAAGACATAATATTCAAAAAGAGAAGAGAATTATAGACACATTAGAGCCTATTATGAATACTCATAGGCTTGTTATTGATGAATTACTCGTCAAAGAAGACTTTAAACTAGACCCTGACCATCAGTTATTTAGACAGATGACTAGAATAACAAGAGAGAAGGGTGCGTTAAGACATGATGACCAAATAGATGCTTTAGCTATTGCGGCTAACTATTGGGTTGAGAGAATTGACAGAGACCAAACTCTAGCTTTTGACCAACATAAAGATGATTTGATTAATCAAGATTTAGAGAGGTTTATGGAACATACCATAGGCAGACAATCAAGAGACGATAGGTGGATATAGTACCCTTCTAACAGGAGGTACTTTATGAAAGTATTAGTATTTATCGTTATATTCTTTAGCTCATTTAATGTATTTGCGGAAGATTATCAAGAGAGGTTTGTTAACACTATAAAGGCATGTTTAAAAGCTCATAACAGCGTCTCAGAGTCGTTTATACCTGAGAGCCTAGTGATTGCTCAAGGTGTAATAGAGTCTAACTGGGGTCGTAGTCGATTTGCTACGGAAGGTAACGCTTTATTTGGTATCCGTACTTATGATTTAGATATACCTCACATGAAGCCTTTGAATAATCTTCATGCTAACTTTGGTGTAAAGATATATGAAAGTGATTGTGACTCAGTAAGTGATTATATTATCTTATTAGAAACATCACATCATTATGAAGGATTAAGACAAACACTAACGTATGAGAACCACACAATGAAAGATATTGTGTATTCTCTTAAAGTATATTCAGAAAACTCTGAGTATCCTCAACTATTATTATCATTAACAAGGAAGTTTTAAATGAAAGACGTCAAAGCTCGTATTAAACAGCACGAAGGTTACAGATTAGAAGCCTATAAATGTACTGAAGGCTATTTAACAGGTGGATACGGACATAGAATTATGGACGGAGAAGCTATACCTTCAACTAAAGAAGGTTGGGAAGAGATATTTGAGTCAGACTTTGATACAGCCTGTGTAGGAGCTTCAGAGCTTGTAACTAATCCTGAAGTTAATCAAACCGCTCATGGCTTAGTTGTGGAGATGGTATTCCAAATGGGGACTTACGGTGTCTCTAAGTTTGTCAGGTTTTTAAAAGCGGTGAATGACCAACAGTATAAAGTTGCAAGTATGGAAATGCTAGACTCAAAGTGGGCAAAGCAGACACCAGAGAGAGCTAAAAGTATGTCAGAGGTAATGGCAAATATTTGATAGAAAAATATGAGTAGGTATCATCGATAATGACTATCCAATTTTCCCCATAGCCCACGCCAAAAACGCCAAAGACAGCCCAAAAAAAGCCAATGAATAAGCCAAAAATCCTGTGTATATGAGGATATTCAATCCTTTGTATATCAAAGCTAATTAAATGTTTTGTTTATGTGTGAGGTAGGGTCTATTTTTTTCTAATACTATTCATATGTATTAAAGTTCCCATAGTAGAGATAAGAAGCTAAACACTAGCTATATAGTACAGCATCATTACTCCTTATTAATACACTTAGTTATCATTACTCCTGCATTAAATAGATAGGCTTATAATTATAGGCTTATCTATTTTTTTAAATTAATTACAACTTATCAACAATCCGTTGTTGACTTTAAATCATAAATAACTAAATTAAATATTGATTAAGGGTTTTGCATATTTCGCCCTGATAACAAAAATATAGAGCCTTTGGCGGTTGCGTCCTTTTTGGGCGGTATCTGAACCGAGTTTGTTTTTAAAGCTAAAGGGAAGCCCTCTCTACCTGAAGGCGGTAGCATGTTTGCTAAGTAGGTCAGGTTGTTTTGTTTGTCTGTAATTATTTATTACATTGATAAGAACAATTAAGTTCGAAACAAACAACAACAAGGAAACAACAATGAATACAGAAAAAAAACAAATACATGAAGCGGATAAAGAATGGAAACTTGGATTAGGTATCGCATTTAGAGCGTTACTCGGTGTGCCTAATAGTAAAAAAAATCATGGTTTATATAATGATTTTATTCATGCTTATTGTCTTTTTAAAAAAGACCAAATTGTAAAATGTGGTGATATTCACAGAACATATCTAACATTACAATTAAAAAAATACGACAACACACATTATGAGGCGGCTCAATAGAGCCGTTTATGTCTTAGTGTCTACATTTATAAAATGTACTGATGAGCTTATCTAAAAGCGAAACACAGCAACAACAACAAGGAAAACAACAATGACAAAACAACAAGTTGAACAACAACAACATCAACAATGGTTAAAGCGTCAGGTTAATATCAAAAAACCTGATACATCAAAGCATGATTTAAAGATTGCTGAAATGCACATTAACAATCCATTTTTCAAAAGGGGGTTTTAATGGAGTGGGAATATATTGTTTTATTTTTAGTTTGGATTGCACCTATTTTAATATTTTGTTTAGATAAAGGGGAATTAAATGATTAGAAATATATTAGAGTCTTTCACAATCGCTTTATCATTACCAATTTTATTATTTGCTCCTATACTTGGGATAGTGGCACTGGCTAACGGTCACTTTGATTTAGCGTTTATTAGTTTTATTATAACCGCTATCGCTTTAGTTTTAAGCGGCATTTATAATGACTATTAAAACAAGCATAGAATTGACTGATGATTGTATTGTTTATCAAGACAATAAAAAATTATTAATTGATTTACAGGCTACAAAGAAAAAAGCGGAGAATTTATATCATGAGCTATTATGGTTTGATGAGATAAAAAAAGCTAATACAGTTAAATTTTTTTTAACAGGAATAAACTTAACTATTAACGAGGGCAGGGACGTTGAACCTGCTTTTTAATCCAGTAACACTGATGAGCTTTAAATAAGCGAAACGCCCTGAAATATGGGCGTCTGTTACATTTAGACGTAACAAACAACAACAACAACAAAGGACAAACAACATGAAATCTTACCAAATGACTAACCCAAGTTCAGGGAATGTGGTTAATAATCAATATACTATTTTTGACGGCTTAGGTAATACGTTTTTTCAGAGCTACCATACTATGATAGCTAAAATTAATGATTATGGAAAAGTTTTTTTAGATACTAATTACTGGAATTACTCACGCACTACAGGAAAATATAGAAATGAATTTCTTGGTGAACGTATAGCAGAGACAAGAAAAAAAATAGATAACGGTGAATATAAACTTGTAGACCTCAATGAAGAGTATGCAAAGCACCAAGAAGAGGAGCTAAAAAACAAATACTTTACAAAATGGAAGAGTGAAGAGGAGGAGAAGGCTCAAGCGTTTAGAAATGAGCGTGTAGCGTTAAGAAGAGAATTAAACGGCTTTAGAGACTAACAAAAAGCGAAACGCCTAGAAATAGGCGTCCATAGTTTATAACTATGCTGATGAGCTTTTAACAACAACAAAAGGACAAACAACATGAAAATAGATTTTTACACTGAAGATACAACAGAAGGAAAGCAACTTGTCATTGTATTTGAAAAATCAAAAGGCAAGTATCAACAAAGGATTATAGGACTATTAAAAGATATTAAAGTTTCAGAAAAAGAAGCGGAAAAAATTGAAAGTTTATTAATAGATTTAGAACATGTTAAATAATCTTTTAATAATATTGGCTTTCGTTCCTGCTCTTTTTATTCTTTATGCAATAGAGAAAAAATGGACTGATAAACTTACTGATTATTTTAACAATAAGTAACACTGATGAGCTTTTAATAAGCGAAATTAGACCGCATTTATTGCGGTTTAATCTGTTACAATCTAACATTTTTTAGAATTGCAACGCCAAACAATCTAATTTTTAGGGGTAATCTTACCCTAATTTTTCTATTTTGTGATGACTAGACGGCAATCATTATTTCATAATGTGATGACTAGACGGCAATGCTCAAAATTCCATTTGATGACTAGACGGCAACAACAAACAACAACAATAAGGGAAATATATTATGCTTGATGATACTCTATTAGAAATTCCTAAATTTCTGAAAGACAACGCTATGAAGCCTGATACTACCAAATCTGAACCTAAGTCTAAAATAGGTGATACCTATATAACTAAGGACGGTTGGGAAATGAAGTATAGCTCAGGCGGCTATTGGATACCTATAAAAGATACCAATGCCGTTGAGTCTAATAGCAGGGAAGAGGTTAGACAATATATCTTAAATGAGTTTAAGTTATTACCGCCTAACTCAATTAAGAAAAAACCTTTTCTAAAACTATTGAGACGTAATGCTCCTGACATTAATCCTAGCTCTATTAATAGACAGCTTAACAACTTGCTAAAGCTGAGAGCTTTAGAGATAACTCAGGAATACAAGACAAAACGATTCGTTATTGGAGGTAAAAACTTTAACGCTTATTACAAAAAACTTTAGAACGAAACGCCTAGAAATAGGCGTCTGTGGATTAATTCCATACTGATGAGTTCAGTACATATTGACGCAGTAGTGCGTTATATGCTTAGATAACTTAAAATTACTGTTGGGAGGTGATTTGTTATATGAAACATACAACACCAAAAATATTTAATATTTACTGGTTTAGTGCAACTACTAAAACAACAAGTATGAGTCTTGGAAGTCAAACAGGATTTTTTACTGACCAAAGTAATGCACCCAATATAACGAGATAGGAGTCAAGATGAATTTTTATTTATTCAGCATTTATGTTGAAAAATATTCGAAGTGGGTTTCTTTTAGAACTATCACTAATAGATACGAGTTCATTGTTGATTTTGGCTATTGGCGTGTATATGTGCTGTAGCTAAATACTCGTAGTGTGATTTACTTACGTCTCCACACTAGAAAAACTGAACTAAGTAACGGAAGCATATAATGATGACTAAAGGATATAACTTACTAAAGATAATAGAGGAAATGCGTAAGTTTGACCCTTTGTTGGAAAGTCAAGCCATAGCAATATTTTTTGTGGTTTGCCTCAATGGAGGAAAAGACGGAATATCAATGCAGGATATTTCGGAGAAGCTAGACCTAGCTCAATCAACTGTTAGCAGAAATGTATTTAAACTATCATTTACTAATAGACACAGAGAGCGTGGAATAGATTTATTAGAAGCGTTTGAAGACCCTATGGAGAGAAGACGTAAGCTAGTAAAATTAACGGCTAAGGGAAAGCGAGTGTATGAGACACTTGCTGAGTTAGTCAAAAAATAGAGGAGGATATTATTAAAAATCCAAAACTACTAACTGAAATTCACAAAAAACTAACCCATAAAGGGTGGGAGTCTTTACAAGCTAAACGAGCTTTAAAAGTGATAGAGCTTTTAGGTCAAGCAATGCTTGTAACGGAAGTGAATGAGACTCATGTTGAGCATTTAGTTAATACGCTTGAGGAGCGAGGGCTACAAGGTAGCACCATTAATCGTTACTTAGCGTCTTTATCTAAAATGTTATCTTACGCACACAAAAGACATGCAATCTATCACATGGAGCGTATGCCTTTTATTGAGTGGCATGAGGAGAACGAAGGACGAGACCGCTATCTAATGCCTGAAGAAGAGCAGGAGATGATTAAGTTATTGACCGATTGGAATATGACTGACTATCTTGAGCTTTACTTATTCTTAATTGATACAGGTATGCGATTAGGGGAAGCTCTATCTTTTAAGAAGTCAAATGTAACTATCAATGAAGTTAACAATAAAAAGAAACTTGTTGTTAATCTAAAAGGTAGTCAGACCAAAAATGGTCATAAGAGAAGTATACCTTTGACAGAAAGAGCTAAATCTATTGTTTTACCATTGTATGACAATACTGAGCGTAATGACAAAATATTCTCTCATCTAAATTATTGGAGAGCAGAAAATGTTTGGCGTAAGCTCAGAAAAGAAATGGACTTACAAGATGATAAAGATTTTGTAATACATTGTCTTAGACATACCTGTGCGACAAGACTAGCACAGTCAGGTAAAATAGAATTGCATCTTGTAGGTGAAATGTTAGGTCATAGAAGTTGGGTAATGATTAAACGCTACTCACATTTAATACCTAGCAATTTATTAGGAGCGATAGATGTCTTGGATAATCATAATAATAGTCAATCCGTTACTGGATAGGCTTACAAATTAAGATTTATCCTTTGTTAAAAAAATAAATTGTAGGAGCGGAATAATCGCTGTATACAGTCAAAAATTAAAACATGCCCAGGTAGCTCAGTCGGTAGAGCAGAGGACTGAAAATCCTTTTGTACCTATCCTCAAGTAATTAGGTTGTTTAATTTTCCTCTGTTTGGCAGTATGTAGCCACTATCCGCTCCTATTAAAGTTCCCATAGTAGATACTTAAACTATTAACACAATTAATAAGGAGTTAATTTTGACAACAACAAAACTTTTAGAAGTAGTACCTAATTATAATGACGAATTATCTCACGAAAAAGAGATGAAATTACTTGGTCAACAACGCACCAATAAGCGTTTAAATTCCCATATACAAAGAGAAGAAGAGTCAGTGACTAGCTATGGTAAAGTTATGGTAGCCACGACAATCAGACCTTTAGCAGATGCCATTGAACAGTATTTTAAGACTTGCCATCATGCCACTATTGGTCAGCCGCCTATCGCTTATGTAAAGATGTCTAATATTTCACCTGACATTCTAGCCTTAATTACAGGTAAACACATTATCAATACAATTACACAATCAAAACCATTAACCGCTACAAGCATATCACTAGGCGGTAAAGTGGAGACTGAGGAAGCCTTAAAGAATTTTCAGGCGTTAAATCCTGAGCTATACGAGACAGTCAAACAAGACCTCGACAAGAGGTCATACAATTACGGCTACAAAAGACGTAAATTAAAAGAGAGTGCTAAAAGAGGTGAGGTATCTTGGGAAGAGTGGACTACTCCTCAAAAACTTCATGTAGGATTAAGGCTTATTGAGCTGATGATACAATCTACAGGCATGATTGAGATAGCTACAGAAACTATTAATCGTAAGAAAACTAAAATTATTAAGCAAACACAGAAAACTAGAGAATGGATTAAAAATAGAAATGGTTTCAATGAGCTTTTAAATCCTGAGTATTTACCAACTGTTATGATGCCTAAACAATGGACATCTCCTGAAGGTGGTGGTTACTGGACGAAAGAGCTTCCTGAGTTAGACTTGGTAAAACAAAAAAATAAGATGTTTAAAAAAGAGCTTGAAAATTTTGAGATGCCTGAAGTTTATAGTGCAATTAACAACATGCAGAATACGCCATTTAAAATTAACAGTTATATCTTAGGCGTACTACAGGAAGCATGGGACAGAGGTTTGTCTGTTGGTGGTTTACCTCCAAGTGAAAATATAGATGTACCTAACAAGCCTACTGACATTGATACAAATGAAGTAGCTCGTAAAGCATGGAAGAAAGAGGCTGTTATTGCTCATACGGAAAATGCTAGAATGTTTAGTAAGAGATTACTGTACGCAAAGATAATCTGGTCTGCACAAAAATTTAAAGACTACGAGTCTATTTACTTTCCTTTACAAATGGATTTTAGAGGACGAGTATATTGTGTACCTGCGTTCTTAAATTATCAAAGCATTGAAGGAGCTAAGGCTCTCTTACAATTCTCTAATGGTAAAGAAATAACGGAAGAGAATAACGGTGCGTTTTGGTTAGCCGTACATGGAGCTAACATGTGGGGTGAAGATAAAATTACCCTTGAGGAGAGAGTTAAGTGGGTACATAAGAATGAAGACATGTTTTTTAAATGTGCTGATGACCCATTTACAAATAGAGATTGGGAACAAGCCTCAAATCCATTCATGGCTTTAGCGTGGTGTGAGGAGTGGTGGCAGTTTAAACAACAAGGCTACGGATATGTTTCTAATTTACCAGTGTCTATTGACGGTTCTTGTAATGGTCTGCAACTTTATTCTTTAATGTTAAAAGATGCACAGGCAGGTAAGCTCGTTAATGTAGTGCCGTCAGATAAGCCTCAAGACATTTATCAAATAGTAGCGGATAATGTTAATGAGAAATTAAAAGAAGATGCAAGAGAAGGTAAGCCATATGCACAGCAATGGTTAGACTACGGCGTTAAACGTAGCACAACTAAAAGAAGTATTATGACAATTTGTTATGGCTCAACAAGGTACTCATGCACAGACTTTGTTGTTGAAGACTTAACAAAAAGAAAAGATAAAGGAGAAGAACACCCTTTTGATATTGATGTCTTTAGACCTGCCTCTTATTTAGCAGGTGTGATATGGGATAGTATTGGAGACAACTTAACCTCAGCAAGAATAGGTATGGATTACCTTCAAAGTATAGCGAGGATTGTTTCAAAAGAACAATTACCTATTCACTGGTTAACGCCTATTGGATTTCCAGTGTATCAATCTTATCCTGAAATGAAATCTAAAAGAGTTAAGGCAATGTTAATGGGTGAGGTAATTAAACCTCGTATTAATACTGAAACAGATAAAACAGATAGGCTTAGAATGTCTAATGCAATAGCACCTAATGTTATTCATTCGATAGACTCAGCATGTCTTTTAAAAACTGTAAACTTAGCTAATCTTAATGGGGTAAGAAATTTTGCAAATGTGCATGACAGTTTTGGAACAACGGCGGCAGATGTAGAGACTTTAATAACATGTTTAAAAGAGTCTTTTATTAATGTGTTTACACAGACAAACGTCCTCCAAGATTTTAGAGATGATGTGGAAGCTCAGTTACCTGAGAAGCTACGTCATAAATTACCACAAGTACCTGCACAAGGTGATTTGGAAATAGAAAATCTCAGACAATGTGACTTTTTCTTTGCCTAAACCTATGCAACTACGGATAGCAAACCACTATGGGATAGTAAAGTACCCATAGTAGACATGAAAGGTCAACAATTATGATTAACGAAAAATATAGAAACTTACCATTAGACGAAGCAGTCGCACTAATGGCTAAAGGTTGGATACTAGAGGAGATTGAAGAAGATGGCGAAGAACAATAATACAAAAATAATTACACCAGTCGGTGTTAGTCAGTACGCATGGCTAACAACGGCTGATACTCGTTTTGATGAGATAGGTCATTTTAAAACGAACCTTATTGTGGAGACTGATAAAGTTCAGCAAACAATAAAAGCTATTGATGATGAGCTTTCTAAAAGTTTATCTCTTGCACAAGAGAAAAGCAAAGGAAAGAAAATCAAACAAGCTGATGCTCCATATTTTGAGGAGCTTGATGATGATGGTAAACCTACAGGGAATACTATTTTCAAGTTCAAGACTAAAGCACAAATTATTTCTAAGGACGGCAAGGTAATACCTAATAGGGTAGCTATCTTTGACAGCAAGGGAACACCAATGGTGGACGCTAATGTCTGGTCAGGTTCGGAGATGAAAGTTAGTGCAGAGTTAATTCCTTATTACACCGCTATGGCAGGTGCAGGTGTTTCTCTTAGATTGAGAGCAGTACAGATAACTAAACTTGTTGAAGGTGGTAGCAGTAATGCAAAAGGTTACGGCTTTGACGAAGTTGAAGACGGTTATAAATTTGAAAGTAAGGAAACAGATGTTCAAGAGACGGCTGAAGAGGAGTCTGACTTCTAAACAAGTCGGACTTAGACATGGCTTCAGGTCAGGACTCGAAGAGCGTATTGCAGATGAGTTACGAAGTTATCGTGTTAGGTATGAATTTGAAGAGACAAAGTTGAAATATACTAAGCCTGAGAAAATCCATACCTATACACCTGACTTCTATTTACCTAAGCAAAATATTTATATTGAAACTAAGGGATTGTTTACCAGTCAAGACCGTCAGAAAATGCGGTTCATAAAAGAACAACACCCTGAGTTAGACATACGATTTGTTTTTAGTAATGCTAAAGCAAAGATAAGCAAGAAGTCAAAAACTACCTACGGAATGTGGGCAGAGAAATATGGTTTTAAATATGCAGATAAGCATATTCCTAAAGAATGGTTAAAATGAGAAATGAAAGATTAGACACAAAATATATTGTTATTCATTCGTCTGATACATCTCCTGAAAAAGATTTGAATGTAGAAGACCTTGATACACAGCACCGTAAAGAAGGTATTTTTTCTGTTGGCTTTCATAAAATAATTACTCGTTCAGGTGAGATACAAAATGGACGAGACATAAAATTATCTGGTGTTCATGTAAACAACGCAGGAAAAATTACTAATGCTAATAGTATTGGTATTTGTCTGGTTGGTGGTAGCACTGAAGATAATATGCCTGATTGTAATTTTACTTTTAGTCAGTATCAAGCACTTGTGGAGCTTGTAAATGATTTAAAAAAAGATTATAAATCGGCTGTTGTTGTTGGCTACAGAGATGTAGCTGACGTCCTGACTCCGCACTTCAATATAACGGAGTTGTTGAGTTAGTTGTTGTTACCCTCTGAGTAGAAATACTCAGGGGGTTTTTTATTTCCCCAAATATTTCACCTAAAAAATTTATATGCAAAACACAGAAAGCAATTTTCTATACCATGCTCCATGCGAGGTATGTAATTCTAAAGATAACAAAGCAGTTTATGATGACGGACATACATATTGCTTTGGCTGTCAAACAACAACTAAAGAAGGAGACAATTCATTGCAACAAACATTCACACCTATTAATACTGATTTTATTCAAGGTCAGATAACTCCCTTAACAAAAAGAAAAATAGATACTAATACAGTACAAAAATACAAGTATGAAACTGGTACACATAATAATCAGCCAGTGCAAATTGCAAACTATTATAATAAAGATAAACAATTAGTAGCACAGAAACTACGCTACCCTGATAAAACTTTTCAATGGTTGGGTGACAGTAAACAAGCAGGTTTATTTGGTCAGCAACTTTGGAGAGATAAAGGTCGTATGATAATCGTCACTGAGGGTGAAGTTGATTGTCTATCTGTAAGTAAAACTAATCAAAATAAATTTCCAGTAGTAAGTATTAAAACTGGTGCGGCAGGAGCTAAAAAAGATTTAGCCAAAGAGCTTGAGTTCTTAGAAGGTTATGAGTCTGTTGTATTAATGTTTGACCAAGATGATGCAGGTCAAAAAGCGGCATTAGAATGTGCTAAATTATTTTCCCCAAACAAAGCAAAGATTTGTACCTTACCTCTTAAAGACGCTAACGAAATGTTAGTGTCAGGTAAAGTAAAAGAATTAACTGACTGTATATTCTCAAGTAAAGAATATAAACCTGATGGCATAGTATTAGGTTCTGATTTATGGAATGAGATTAAGAAGGAAGACAAGTATGTCAGTGTTGACTATCCATTTCCTAGTCTCAATGTAAAAACACATGGTCTTAGAAAAGGTGAGCTAGTCACCATTACGGCAGGTAGTGGAGTAGGGAAGAGTTCATTTTGTAGGCATGTAGCTTTAGATTTATTAAAGAAAGATTTTAAGGTTGGTTACATAGCATTAGAGGAAAGCGTTAAGCGTTCAGCCTTGGGTATCATGGGTGTTGAATTAAAAAAACCATTACATTTAACAAGGGAAGGCGTGAATGAACAACAACTGGAGACCGTCTTTAAATCAACTGTTGGTAATGGGAATTTTTATTTATATAATCACTTCGGTTCTACCGTTGCTGATAACTTACTTAACAAAATAAGATACTTAGCTAAATCATGTGAGGTAGACTTTGTTATCTTAGACCACTTACACATGGCTCTATCAGCATTAGGTGATGAGCATACAAGTGATGAGCGTAAACTCATAGACTACACCGTATCTAAACTTAGGACATTAGTAGAAGAGACAGGCATAGGTATGATTTTAGTATCACACCTAAGCAGAACAAAAGACGGCAACAAAGGTTATGAAGATGGCGTTGCTGTTAGTATGAATAGTCTAAGAGGGTCAGCTAGTATTGGTCAGTTATCAGATTTAATCTTATCTATTTCAAGAGACTTACAAGATGAGAAAAATTTAGCTCAAGTCAACGTACTTAAAAATCGTTTTAGCGGAGAGACAGGTAAGGCTTGTCATTTATATTATGATTTAGAAACTGGGTGTTTGAATGAAGTTAAGGAGGACACAATTAATGAGTTCTAAATTGTGGACTGTAACAGAAGAGATTAGTAAAGCTATAAAGTTTGCAAAAGAAAATCCATTTCATAACGTAACAATAGAAGTACCTAATGCAAACACACAGATAGCCGCAGAGATAACATTAAACGAACTATCAATTATTGATGAAGCGGCTTCAAGAATTTTAGTATCAATCGCAACGGTACATTAATGGAGATTTGGGAAGCATGGTTAATTGTAATGGTAACAATAAACACAGTACAAAATGTAATAGTATTTTTTGTAGGAAGGAAATTTAAGCGTGAAAAAAAGAAAAGTTAAACTACCTAGTATTCCATTTAACTATGGTTTCTATGTTGCTTATTGGAAAGACATTGAGTCAGACCCTTCATGGAAAGATATGTCAGATGTATTAAAATCAAAACCATGCGTATGTGTTAGCACAGGTTGGCTCATAAAAAAAGATGAAGACGTACACATATTAATGAGTGATTTTAATTATAAAAAAGATGAGACGTTAGGTGACGCAGGTTCTTCTACTGTCATTCCGTCATGTAATATTATTAAACTAATAAAGGTGGATATAAATGTCTAGTTATGTATTTGATATTGAAACTGATGGATTACTTGATGATGTCTCTAAGATACATTGTCTTGTTTTAAAGGATATAGATACTCAAGAGATAACTTCTTATGAAAGAGAGGACTGGTACATTGGTACAAATAAATTAGAGAAAGCTGATTTAATTATTGGTCATAATATAATTAAGTATGACATTCCAGTATTAGAAAAATTATTCCAGTTTAAAAATAAGGCAAAAATTTTTGACACTTTAGTAGCAACTCGTTTGTTATACCCTGACGTTAGAGACCAAGATTTTAGACGTAAAGATTTTCCTACTAAAATGATAGGGCGTCACAGCCTTGCGGCATGGGGTCATAGAATAGGTGAGTACAAACAATCTATTGAAACAGACTGGTCAGAATATACTCAGGAAATGTTAGAGTATTGTATTCAAGATGTTGAGGTAACACATTCTTTATATAATTTAATTGAGAAAAAGGGTTACTCAAAAGATGCTATGCAACTAGAGCATGATGTTGTTTCTATTATTCATAGACAAGAACAGCATGGCTTTACATTTAATACTGAAGGTGCGGAGAAATTATATTCTAAATTAAATGCTAGACGCATGGAATTAGAAGAGGAGTTTCAAAAATTATTCTTACCTATTACTACTAAAAGAATATCAGAAAAGACAGGTAAACAATTAAAAGATAAAGTAACTGTATTCAATCCTTCTAGTAGATTACACATTGCTGATAGGTTAACAACTAAGTATGGTTGGACGCCTAAAGAATACACAGCAGATGGTAAACCTAAATTAGATGATATAGTTTTAAGTCAGTTAAATTATCCTGAAGCAAAACTATTAGCTGAACATTTTTTATTAGATAAAAGAATAGCACAGATTGCAACTGGTACACAGGCATGGTTAAAGACTGAGAAGCATAATAAAATACATGGGACTTGCAATACAAACTCAACTGTAACAGCAAGAGCTTCTCATTCGTTTCCAAATTTAGGGCAAGTGCCAAGTGTATCTGTACCTTATGGTAAAGATTGTAGAGCATTATTTACAGTACCATCATCAAGGAAGTTAGTAGGTATAGATATTTCAGGACTTGAGGTACGCATGTTAGCTCACTTCATGTCTAAGTATGATGGCGGAGAATATTCTAAAGTAGTTTTAGAAGGTGACATACATACAGAGACACAGAAACTAGCAGGACTAGAGTCAAGAAATATTGCTAAAGTTTTTTACTACGCATTTTTATATGGAAGTGGCGTGAAAAAAATAGCACAGATAACAGGTAAGAAAATAAAAGAAGCCTCAGCAATTCGTAAGAGGTTCTTAAATAATTTACCTGCATTAAATAAATTAATACAACAAGCACAGAAAGCGGCGGAGCGTGGGTATATAATAGGTCTTGATAAAAGACATGTTAAAGTTCGTAGTTCTCACGCCGCATTAAATACTCTTCTACAAAGTTCAGGAAGTTTAGTATCAAAGCAGTGGTTGATTGAGTTTAATAAAGTAACAAAAGATATTCCAAATTGTCAGCAGGTAGTTTGGGTACATGACGAAATACAAGTTGAGTGTGAAGAGAAAGATGCTGACTTGGTAGGAAGGTTAGCTGTCGAGTCTATTCAACGGTCAGGCGAACATTTCAATCTGCGTATTCCTCTTACTGGTGAATACAAAATAGGAAATAATTGGAGCGAGACACATTAATATGACAGCAAATTTTAAACCTGACTTAGCCTTTGGTGAAAGTCACGAACAAAAAATATTTAAAATACTAAACATGGATAAGTCTACTGTAGAAGTTAAGACTGAAAAGTTTGAGTCTTGGACTCGTAATGGTAACATGTGTATTGAAGTAGAATGTTATGGTAAGCCTAGCGGTGTATATCACCCTGCACATAAAAAGAATAAAGTAAAATATTGGATACATAATTTATGTGCCAAAGGTAATGAAAATTATTTAGGCTCGTTACTATTACCATTAAAGAATGTAAAAAAACTAGCAAAGAAATATCAAAATAAATACGTCATGGGTGGAGACAATCGTGCAAGTAAATTAATTCTTGTACCTTTATCAGAAGTATTTTCAGAAAAAAATTTTAACTAATCTATGCAGGAAAGGATAGTATAATGAAGAGACGATTATTAATAGACGGTGATATATTAATTTATAAAATTGCTACACAAAACGAAGTTGATACTCATTGGGGTGACGGTATGTGGACTCTTCATTGTGATGAGAATATTTGTAAAGCTCATGTTGATAGTACCTTAGATGATTTAATGAGAGACTTAGATGCTAACTCTTTTACAATAGCATTGACACATAAACATAATTTTAGAAAAGATGTACTACCATCTTATAAAGATAATCGTAAAGCTAAAAGAAAGCCAATGGTTCTTAATGCTTTAAGAGAGTATGTAATAGAAAAATATAATGCAGTTGTATTTAAAAACTTAGAAGCTGATGATGTCTTAGGTATTCTAGCTACAGAAGACCATAATGAATACCGCATTATTGTCTCTATAGATAAAGACTTAAAACAAATACCTTCTGTAATTTCTAGTAATGGTTCGGATACTGAGAGTGTAACTCAAGGTCAAGCCGATTACTGGTTCATGTCACAAACATTAGCAGGTGACAAAGTTGACGGCTATGATGGGATAGCAGGGGTAGGAATTAAGACAGCCCAAAAGATATTAGGAGACGATACTAATGTTCCCCTCTTAGATTTATGGCAAAAAGTTGTGAGTGCATACACTTCAAAAGGTTACACAGAGAAGGAAGCATTACAACAAGCTAGAGTTGCAAGAATATTAACAGACAAAGAATACAATAGAGAGACAGGAGAAGTAACATTATGGCAAGTAAAGTAACAAGTGATTTATTAGTTGAGGCAAATAAATTAGTGGGTGGAGATAGGCAAAAAGACTATGGTGATAAAGTAGATAACCATAGTAACATAGCTAAGTTATGGTCAGCCTATTTAGATATTCCTGTTACTGCACATGATGTAGCTTTGATGATGGTTCTTTTAAAAATGGCTCGTACTAAACTGGGTGCAATAAGTAGAGATACTTATGTTGACATGGCGGCTTATGGTGCGATTGCAGGAGAGATAAAATTCAGGGAGGATAAATGATAGATTATACAAGAGATGATTTATTAACTCACTTTGGTAAGACTACATTAAAAGATAGATACTTATTACCTGAAGAACAATCACCGCAAGACGCATTTATGAGAGCGGCTAAAGCCTTCTCAGATAATGATGAGATGGCTGAACGTATTTATAATTATTCTTCAAAGTTATGGTTCATGTTTTCTACTCCTATACTTACTAATGGTGGGACAAATAGAGGTCAGCCTATTTCTTGTTTCTTAAATTATGTTCCTGATAGTCGTGTAGGATTAACAGGACATTACACAGAGAACGCATGGTTAGCTTCTGTTGGTGGTGGCATTGGCGGTTACTGGGGAGACATAAGAAGTGATGGTACTGCTACGTCAGGCGGTAGTCAAAGCTCAGGGTCAATACCTTTTCTTCATGTAGTTGACTCAGAGATGTTAGCATTTTCTCAAGGCAAGACAAGAAGAGGAAGTTACGCCGCTTACATAAATATTACACACCCTGAAATTATAGAGTTCTTAGACATGCGTAAACCTAGTGGTGGAGATGTTCATAGAAAATGTTTAAACTTACATCATGGTGTAAATATATCAAATGAGTTTATGCAGTTAATTGATAACTGTCTTAGTGAGCCTACTTATGATGACAGTTGGGATTTAATTGACCCTCATACAAAGAAGGTAGTTAAGACTGTATCAGCTAGAGAGTTGTGGCAAAAGATTTTAGAAAATCGTGTAGCTACTGGTGAGCCTTACCTAAGTTTTATTGATACTATTAATGAAGGACTACCTCAATCACAAAAAGATTTAGGATTAAAAGTACATCATTCAAATTTATGTAGTGAAATAACTTTACCAACTGATGAACACCGCACTGCTGTGTGTTGTTTATCTAGTGTAAACTTAGAGAAGTATGATGAATGGAAAAATGACAGTATGTTTATTCCTGATTTAATTAGGTTCTTAGATAATGTCATTCAACACTTTATAGATAATGCTCCTGAAGAAGTATTCAGAGCTAAGTTTAGTGCAATGAGAGAAAGAAGTCTTGGCTTAGGTGCTATGGGTTTCCATGCGTATTTACAATCTAAAGGTATTCCGTTTGAGTCAGCATTAGCTAAGAGTCAGAACCTACAGATATTTAAAAGTATAAAAGAACAAGCAGTTGAGGAGTCTAAACGTCTTGCAGTTAAACGAGGTGAAGCTCCTGACATGGAAGGGACAGGTATGCGTAACGCTCACTTGTTAGCGATAGCACCTAACGCTTCTAGTTCAATTATATGTGGTACAACATCACCATCAATAGAACCTTTTAGAGCTAATGCGTATGTTCAAAAAACTATGTCAGGTTCTTTTCTAGTTAAAAATAAATTCTTAGAAAAATTATTAGAAAAGAAAGAAATTAATAATGACAAAACTTGGCAAAAGATATTAGCTAACAGAGGTTCGGTATCTAATATAGATGAGTTAACAGAGTATGAAAAAGATACTTTTAAAACTGCTATAGAAATAGACCAACAATGGATAATAGAACACGCAACTGACAGGCAGAAATATATATGTCAAGCACAGTCAGTAAATGTTTTTGTCCCTGCTGATGTAGACATAAAAGATTTACATAACATGCACATGTTAGCGTGGAAAAAGAAATTAAAAACTCTTTACTATTGTAGGTCGGAAGCAATTAAACGAGCAGAGTTAGTCTCACAAAAAATAGAACGAACAGTAATACCAGAAGCAGATGAATGTCTAGCTTGTCAGGCGTAGGAGTAAAATGAAAGAATATAAATCAATGGACGGTAATAAACAATCTGTCTTATGGACTGTTTATCACACAGTCTTGGCAGTTGAGTTAGCAATAATAATATTAATTGAAGCGTTAGAATTATTTGATTGGTGGGGGTGGTTAGTATGAGTTTATTTAAAGAGAGAGTACACTATAAACCTTTTGATTATGAGTGGGCGTTTGAAGCCTATGACTTACAACAAAAAATGCACTGGCTTCCTAGTGAAGTACCATTGCATGAAGATGTAAGGGATTGGAATGAGCGATTAACTCCTGAAGAAAAAAATTTAATTAATCAAATATTAAAATTCTTTACGCAAGGAGATGTTGACATAGCTCAGGCTTATAATGACAAATACATTCCTAAGTTTAAACCTCCTGAAATTAGAATGATGTTATCAGCTATTGCAACAAGTGAATGTAATCACGCACATTCTTATTCATTACTTAATGATACTATTGGTTTACCTGATAGTGAGTATAAAGCATTTCAAGAATATAAAGAAATGTCTGATAAACATAATTATCTTTTTGAAGATAAAGGTGAAGGCGTATCAGGACTAGCTAGAGAGATGGCTTGTTTCTCTGCGTTTGGTGAAGGCTTACAGTTGTTTGCTTCCTTTGTTATGCTCCTTAACTTTAGTCGTTATGGTCGTATGAAAGGTATGTCTCAAATAGTTACATGGTCTATTAGAGATGAGACACATCATGTTGAGTCTATGATAAAACTTTTTAAAGAGCTTATCAAAGAACACCCTGAGATATGGACTGAGGAATTTAAAGCGTCTATCTATCAAACATGCAGAGACATGGTTGACTTAGAAGATAGATTTATTGACCTTGCATTTCAAATGGGTGGGATACGAGGATTAAAAGCTGAAGAAGTTAAGCAGTACATAAGGTACATTGCTGATAGAAGACTGTTACAATTATCATTAAAACCTAACTATGGCGTTAAAGATAATCCTTTAGGTTGGTTAGACTGGGTTCTTAACGGCGTAGAACATGCAAACTTCTTTGAAAACAGAGCAACTGAGTACAATAAAGGTACAGTATCAGGCTCATTATGGGGATAAAGTTCCCTTTTTAGAGGATATACATGAATACATTAAATGATTTAGCTCTTCCTAAGACAGTTGATGACTTACTAGAGCTATTAAATAAGACATATCCTGAACAATCTGCGTCTATTGAAGACAATGCTAAAGAAATTTATTTCAAAGCAGGTCAACGAGACGTAGTGCGTTTTGTTAATGTTTTAAAAAAGAGGAGTGAGGACTGATGTGCATGAGTAATAGAACGCCAAGTTACGCTAGACCTGACCCTTATATTAAATACAATAACGGTAATGTATTTGACCCTAAAATTCCTGAAGAAGAAACTACTACTGCTACTACTGATTTAGCTAAAAAAGTTGTTACAGACAATTATGGTCAAGGTGGTGTTGAAGGTTCTAACTCAGGATTAAATATAAATTAAAGGAAAATATAAAATGAGGAAACTATAATGTGTATGGGTGGCGGCGGCGGTAATCGTCCTGAACCTGCTCCAAATCCAGTAGTAAACGCTTCACCAATAGGTGATGACTTAGCTCCTGAATTGGTAACAGCAGATGAATTAGATGAAGATGTGAAGAAAAAGAAAAAGAAAAAAGATGGTACTTCAATGTTACAAACTTCTGGTACTAACACTGCTACAGCTTCGTCAAATTCTGGTCTTAATATTCAATAATAAATGGAAAATATAAAGATAGATACAGCAAAAGAACGCTACGAAAAATTAAAACACGATAGACAACATTACTTAGATAGAGCAAGAGAATGTTCTGAAATAACTATACCTGCTCTCATTCCTGATGATACATTTAAAACTTCGTCAGATTTATATACTCCCTTTCAATCAATAGGAGCAAGAGGTGTTAATAACCTTGCTTCCAAACTCCTCCTTTTACTACTTCCTCCCAACTCTCCCTTCTTTAGATTATCCGTAAGTGGAAAAACTAAAGAAGAATTGGAGAGTCAAAAAGAATTAAAATCTGAAATTGAAAAATCTCTTGCTAGTATTGAAAGAGAAGTGTCAAGTAAGATTGAGCAACTTGCAATTAGAACAAGTGTATTTGAAGCATTAAAACATCTTATTGTAAGTGGTAATGTTCTAACATATTTACCTAAGAATGGAACAATGCGTGTGTATCCTTTATCTCAATATGTATGTAGAAGAGATAATTCAGGAACACTTTTAGAAATTATAATTAAAGAAAGTATTACACCTTTAAGTTTAGATGAAGCTGTGCGTGAAGAAATTGCAAAAGACTCTGATTATAAAGAAGATGAAGAGTGTGATTTATATACTCATATTTATAAATTAGATGATAAGAAATTTTATATTTGTCAGGAAGTTAAAGGAATAAAAATACCTGACTCAATAGGGACTATTGTTTCTGATAACATGGCGTATCAAGCACTACGAATGGTTAGAGTAGACAGCGAAGATTATGGTAGAGGATATGTTGAAGAATTTTTAGGAGATTTAAAATCACTTGAAGGTTTATCACAAGCTCTTGTAGAGTCTGCGGCGGCTAGTTCAAAAGTTGTATTTATGGTTAGACCTAATGCAGTAACTCGTAAAAGAGATTTAGCTATGACTAGAAATGGTGACATTATAACTGGTGCTAAAGATGATGTCTCAGTATTACAAACTGATAAACAATATGACTTACAAGTAGTACAGCAATCCATACAAAAAATAGAAGAACGTATGTCTTATGCTTTCTTATTACACACATCAATACAAAGAGATGCAGAGCGTGTAACAGCACAAGAAATTAGATACATGGCGGAGCAACTTGAAACAAGTATGGGTGGTATATATTCTTTATTATCTCAAGAGTTTCAACTTCCATTAGTTTCTGTACTAATGAAACGTATGCAACAAAACAAAGAGATACCTGCATTACCTAAAAATAGTGTTAAGCCTACAATTATAACAGGCATAGAAGCACTGGGACGAGGGAATGATTTACAAAAATTAAGAGAATTTGTAGCTGAGATTGCAAACTTAGCTCAAATAAATCCACAAGTAGTAAGTGCCTTAAATCCTAATGATTTAATTAAACGTATCGCTACTGGTCTAGGCATAGATACAGAAGGTTTAATGAAAACAGAAGAGGAAATAGCGGCAGAGCAACAAGCTCAACAAGAACAAATGCAACAACAACAAATGATGGGCATGGCTGAGAAAGCTGTTGCACCAGTTGCAAATAACTTATCGAAACAGGATACTCAATAATGGTAGAACAAGTAGAAATAAAACAAGAAGAAACTACGGCTGAAAAACCAGTCGAAGAAACAACAGGTAGACCTGAATGGTTACCTGAAAAATTTAATTCACCTGAAGATATGGCTAAAGCCTATGGTGAATTGGAAACAAAATTAGGACAGCCAAAAGAAGAAGCTCCTAAAGAAGAAACTAAGCAAGAAGAAACTAAATCTGAAGAGTCATTAGAGATAGCTGAAAAGGCTGTTGAGAACGCAGGTTTAGATATGAGTAATTTACAAACACAATATAATGAAAATGGTAAACTAGATGATAGCTCTTATGAGTCATTAGAAAAAGCAGGAATACCAAAAGATTATGTTGACGCTTTTATACAAGGGCAACAAGCTCTTGCAACACAACAACAAAGCGAAGTTAAAAGTATTGTAGGTGGAGATGAAGCCTATAAGAACATGTCTGAATGGGCGGCAGGTAATATGTCTGAAGGCGAAAAGAAAGCATATAACACAGCCGTTAATAGCAGAGACATGGATACTGTTAAGTTAGCAGTAGAAGGACTTAAAGCAAAATATGAACAAGTTAATGGTACTGAACCTAGTCTCGTACAAGGTAAGGCGTCACCAACTGGTGAACAAGGTTATCGTTCATGGGCTGAAGTTACAACTGCAATGAATGACGCTAGATATTCTAGTGACCCTGCTTATCAAGCAGATGTAAAAGCAAAACTAGCGAACAGTAAAATATAGTTGTGCGACATGGTATATGTGGCAACTGCCAAACATAATTAAGTTAAGTAACTTTACCCTTTGCGGAGGACAATTCTGATTATGAAACTGAACAATGTAAGGCTTTCTTAAATAACCTTAACTAAAGGAGACTAAAATGGCAAATGCAACACCAGTATCGGTGGGCAAAGTCAATGCTTCTGGTAGTGAAGACGCTTTATTTCTGAAAGTTTTTGCAGGAGAAGTATTAACTTCTTTTGAAAGAGCTTCAGTAACAGCAGGTGCAGAGATGGTACGTTCTATCTCTAACGGTAAGTCAGCAACTTTCCCAGTAATGGGTAGAGTAGCGGCGGCTTATCACACAGCAGGTGCGGAAATCACAGGAAGTGACGTAAACCACAACGAAAAAGTCATTACAATTAATGACTTACTATTAAGCTCAGTATTCCTTAGCAACATTGAAGAAGCTAAGAACCACTGGGACGTAAGAAGTGCTTACTCTACAGAAATTGGTAGAGCTTTGGCTTTCCAAAAAGATAAGCATATCTTACAAACAATCGGTCAAGCGGCTCAGGCGGCTACCAACGTAACAGGCGGAGACGCAGGTACAGTATTAACTAATACAGGTATCGCTTCTGCAACTGCGGCTACTGCGGCAAACGCAATGATTGACTCATTGTTTGATGCCGCTTCTAACCTAGACTCACACTACGTTCCAAAAGAAGGTAGAAAGTGTTTCCTAAGATTAGAAGAATACTACAAATTAGCTAACGCTACAAATGCAGTCAATGTTGACTTCAGTGGCGGTGCTAATGGTGGTGTGGCTGAAGGTAAAGTAATTAAAGTAGCAGGAATTGAGTTAATTCCAACTCCTCACTTTGTTTCTTCAAACGTAAACTCAGGCGTAGACCAAGGTTCAGCTACAGCAGGAGGTTCAAATCCTCAAGCTGTTAACTTGGCTAACTATGTGGCATTAGTTTGTCACCCTAGTGCGGCAGGTACAGTTAAGCTGATGGATTTATCAACTGAAATGGAATATGACATAAGACGTCAAGGTACATTAATGGTTGCTAAATACGCAATGGGACATGGCGTCCTAAGACCTGAAGCGGCTGTAGGTATTAAAGAAGCGTAAGCCTCTTTAACTACATAATCTTAACTAGAGGGCGGACTTAGTTCCGCCTTCTTCTTTTTAAGGGAAACTATGACAACACAGATTACTCCAACTACTGAGCTTCAAGCTGTTAATACTATGTTATCAGTAATAGGTGAAGCTCCTGTTAATACAATTACAGGTAATACGAATGTAGATGTATCAGTCGCTAAAAATATTTTAGATGAAACATCTATGTCAGTTCAAACTCAAGGTTGGAATTTTAACACACAATATAAATATGTAGTTTCTTTAGACACTGATAATAAAATACCACTACCCTCAAACTGCGTTCAAGCTGACGCCTCAGCAGATTTCCGTTATATGAATGTTGTTATCCGTGATGGCTATTTATATGATATGGATAATCACACTGACGTTTTCACTACTGCACCTACACTTGATGTAGTTCTAGTGCAACAATATGAACACCTCCCTGAATACGCAAGACAATACATTACATTAAAATCAGCTAGAAGATTTGCTTCTCGTTTTATTGGTGACTCTGAAATAACTAAATTAGTAGGTACTGATGAACAAGAGGCACACAATACTTTTAAACAAGCTGATACAAGAAGTGCTGATGTAAATATACTTTCAGGAGACGCTAATACTTATTCAATAATTAACAGACCTCCAAGAAGGACATACTAATGCCAGTTGTATCGCAGAGTATTCCTAATTTTATTAATGGTATATCTCAGCAAACACCAACACAAAGAGGAATTAATCAAGCAACTGAACAAGTAAATCTACAAAACAATATTGTAAATGGTTTATCAAAGCGTCCACCTCTTGAATATATAGCAACACTTGATGCTTCAAATGTATTCCCCAACACAGCAAAATTATGGAACATACAGCGTGATGAAAGTAATCAATACTTATGTGCTTTTTATGACAACGGTGTAAAGGTATATGATTTAGCAGGTAATGAAAAAACAGTTTCTTTTCCAAATGGAAATACTTATCTTAACTCAACTAATCCAAAAGAAGATTTTAAATTAGTTAACATAGCTGACTTTACTTTTATTGCTAATAAATCTATTGTGCCAACAGCAGACAGTACAACGTCTGCGGCTAAAGTAGAAGAGTTCTTAATTTATGCTAAGACATCTAACTACGGTAGAGAATATAAAGTTGCTCTTAAACACCCTAGTATGTCGTATGAGATAGAAGTTATATTTCAAATGCCTAGTGGTAATGATGCAACTACTGACAGTGAATTTAGAGATACAAATAAAATTACAGATATACTTTTAAAAGGTACTTCAAGTACACACTGGAATGGGAGTGCGTCACAAATAGGATTTAAAACTGTTCGTACTGATACAGGAGCTACGTTATCTACTACTGAAGGTTTAACAAATTATTCTGGTATTAGTAACTACTTTACTTTTGAGTCTTATGACTCTGTTATCTATGGTAAGCCTACTGACGGAAACGCAAACTATACTGTGTCTACTTCTGATGGTGCAGGTAATGCGTCTATGTATGCTATTAAAGATAAGATACAAGATTTTACAAAGCTACCTTATTACGGAAAAGATGATGTTATTATACAAGTAACAGGTGATGAAGGAGATACTCTTTCTGATTATTTTGTGCAATTTAAAGGCAATGGTATTTGGAATGAGTGTATTGCTCCTGCTACAAGCATAGGATTAACAGACACTACAATGCCTCATGCACTTGTTAATAATAATAATGGTACTTTTACATTTAAAAAAATAGAATTTACTGACAGAATATGTGGAGACTCTTTATCAAACTCTGACCCTTCTTTTGTTGGTAAAACAATTCAAAATTTAACATTTTATAAAAGTCGTTTAGGAATTTTATCAGGTGAAAATTTAATTTTATCTGAAAATGCAAGTTACTTTAATTTCTTTGCTACAACAGTTACACAAGTTTTAGACACTGACCCTATTGATATAGCGGCGTCAGGTACACAAGTTAATACTCTTAAAAACTCTGTAGCATTTAATGAAACTTTATTATTATTTTCTGATACAGCTCAATATAAATTAGACTCAGGTGGTGATACAATAACACCTACGTCAGCTATACTAAATGAAGTCTCAGTGTTTGAGCATGATGACAGTGTAACTCCTGTAGCGGCAGGTAAATTTGCATATTTTTGTCAATCAAGAAATAATAATACAGCAGTAAGAGAATACTATGCTGATGATGATACTTTAACAAATGATGGTTTAGATATTAGTGTGGCAGTACAAAGTTTAATTCCTGCTAATCCATATCAAATTATAAGTAATACGATTGAAGATACTTTATTATTTTTAGTATCAGATACGGCAGACGGTGCAGTAGCTCCTGCTTCTGTAGGTTCTGCTGTTACTCCAACAAATGCTAACACAATATATCTTTATAAATATTTCTTTGATAAAGGTGAGAAGGTACAAACAGCATGGTCTAAGTGGACATTTAATGGAGTAAAAATATTAGGTGGTATGACTAGCGATAGTTTTGTTTATTTATTTACTGCTGAAGGACAAGATACAAAATTATTTAAAATAGATTTAAGAAACTTAGAAGACACAACTATTGGTTTTAATGTTCATTTAGATTTACGAAAAAAAGTTACTGGAACATATAGTACAGTTACAGGCTTAACTACAGTAACATCACCGTATGGTGCTAAGACAGGACTTATGGCAGTTGATGCTACTAACGGTTCTAACTATGCGTTAACGTATGTTAGTGGTTCTAACTACACACTGATTGGTAATCATACAAATGTTTACATAGGTGTTCCGTATGAGTCTTTATATACTTTATCACCTCAATATATTCGAGAAGATACAGGTAGAGGACTTATGGCTATTACGTCAGGTCGTTATCAAATACGAACAATAAATTTTGATTTTGAAAACTCAGGATATTTTCAAGTAGAAGTATCTCCTGAAAATAGAGATACAAATACAACATTTATGAATGGTTATATAATTGGTACAGCAGGAAGTACAGTAGGTACACCTGCAATTAGTTCAGGCACATTGAGAGTACCTGTTCAATGCCGTAACACAGATTTTACTCTTAATATTAAAAGTGATTCTCACTTACCTATGTTTATAGCAAGTGCAGAAGTCGAGGGTTACTATCATAGACGCTCAAGGAGAATGTAATGAAAGAAAAATATGTACGCATTGCTAAGTTAGCAGATGTACTAGAGTTAGCTCCTAAAATTAGAAAAGGAGATAGAGCAGAAATTAGAGCTTCCGATAATGTTTCACCATTAGAAGCCTTAATCGTTCCCTTTACAATCGAAGGTCATAAAACTTATTCTATTATTGGCACTAAAGAAGAAGGTGTTATTGGTATGTTTGGGTCAACGCCAAGTGCAGAAAAAGGTTATGGCTGTGCATGGTTATTATCAAGTGAAAATTTATTTAATCATACAAGACAATTTTTAAAAGAGTGTCCTTATTGGATAGAGCAAATGAGTGAGGGGT